TAAGAATTGATCTCCTGGAATTTCTAAACCAGTTGTTGCTGGAACCGTAGGGCCAGATGACCATTCAGTACCTCTAAGACCTTGAGCACCTTGTGAACCTGTAGCTCCTTGAGCGCCTTGAGCTCCTGTGTCTCCTTTATGACCTTTAACACCTTGGTCTCCTTGAGCACCTTGAGGACCTTGAGCTCCTTGAGCACCTGTGTCTCCTTTATGACCTTTAACACCTTGGTCTCCTTGAGCACCTGTGTTACCTTTAGTTCCTTGTGGACCTTGAGCACCTTGAGCTCCCGTATCACCTTTAACGCCTTGTGCACCTTGTGCGCCTTGAGGACCTTGAGCACCCTGTGCTCCCGTATCTCCTTTTGTACCCACCGGCTGGGCTTGTGGTTCGTAACTACCGGTTGTGGAATTCCATACTAGATAATCTCCATTACTGACTCCAGTTACGGAGTTCTTGAGTTCTTCTAGCTGTTTAACTCTGATTCTAGACATTTAGATCTTTTTTATTTAAGCTTAACTTTTGACAGTTTATATATCTTGGTTTCAGGACCATACTGACCACAAAGCACAATATATTTTAATATTATACCAAGGGATGGTCGTATCAATCTTAAATATATATCGAAATTATACTGCAAAGTTTATGAGTCGTGAGCGTTCAGCTGCATTTAAAAGGTTAATTCGCAAATATGAGTTCTTATTAGAGGACTGGGAGGATGTATCTGAGATTAGTAAGAGTGCTAATCTGGAAATGATGCGTGAAATTAATGCGCGCAAACCAAAGAATATTTTAGAGGACGATTTTACAGTCGAAGAGGAAGAGGATAGGGACAAGGAGAGAGAGGAAGAGACTCCACAAGATATTGTCTTAAAAAAGTTATTTCGTAAAATAGTTTTTAAGAGTCACCCTGACAGGCTAGACAGCGACATCTCAGAGCTTGAAAGAATTAGGTTAGTTTCCTTATACGAACAGGCAGTTAGTGCACACGATGACAAGAATTGGGCACTGATGGTAGTTACCGCAATTAAGTTGGATGTAGAGCTACCAGAAGAGGCCGAAGAGATGGTTGACAAGATTGAAGACGAGGCTAAGGAACTGGAAGAGAAGATTAATAGTACTACTTCTGGAATTGCTTGGCAATTTTACCATGCAGTTGAAGAAGAAAAGGAAAAGATAGTTGAAAATTATTTAGCAATCATATCACGGTCAAAGAAAAAGGCAGCTGAGAAATCGGTAAATAAAAGGTCTAAATTAATTTTAGGAGTTGGACATCCAAGAACTGGGACAGGTTACACTGCTAAATTACTACAAAGCTGGGGATTAGATGTAGGCCACGAAAAGATGGGAGAACACGGAACAGTAGATTGGAGTTTAGGATCGGGTGAAAAGTCTTTATGGCAGGATGTTGATTTTAGAGAATGGGAATGGCAACATATAATCTACTGCGTAAGAGATCCTAGAATGAGTATACCATCGATAGTTTATACTGAGAATGTTGGAAAAGTTTCAGAAACCTTTAGACAAAAGAAAAGCAATTTTTATCATCATGATAATCCAATCGTAAGAGCAATTAACTCTTTATTAGAATGGGATAATTTAATAAACAATATGAATCCTAATATCATATATAGGATAGAAAAAGATTCTAAAGATTTATATGAATATTTAAAACAACATACTGATGTTGCTTGGGATGAATCTACTATAGGAACAAGATACAATCAAAGAAACCATAAGAATTGGGAAGAAATGGAATCTGAGTTTTTAACAGTTCCTAGAAGATATAAAAATAGATTAAATGAATATTGTAAAAGATATGGATATTCTAAGGTATTTGATTAAATTCAACATTTTTATAATTAATATTAAACATCTAGATATTTCATTATTTTTTCATTATTCCATGGTGAGACTTCTAAAATACGAGAAGAGTTAAAACTAATTTTATCATTAATGGTTAATTTATTAAAATCAATATTTGAATTTTCAACAACGTACCCATAATCAATTTTTCTGTCAACTGATAAACAATAGTCTATAAATTTAAAATGTCCACCATACACCTTATCTGAAAATATGATTCTAGAATTAGGTATGCCATATGCATCGGCCGCTATTAATCCATGTAGGCTTGAAGATAAAACCATTTCTACGCTGAGTAGATCTTCTAAAAATTCAGTTATTCCAGAGCATATATCTATTATTTTAAATCCTTTTTCTTCTAATTGTCTTATTATTGGATTATCTATATCTACATAATGAGGTATGATTCCGACTTTATGTGTTTTTTCTTTAGTTTTATTCCAAATTAAAGGGAAAAGAAGTGCTGGATCTCCATAAATATCTGGGCATTCTATTCCTTTTAACTTAAATTCATTTCTTGTTAATGGTCCACGAACTGCTAGTATTTTATGTGGTTTATTAAATATAGCATTTTGAGTGATGCACCCAGTACCCCATACAACATCATTCTCTTTAATAAATTGACTTACGCTGCCGATTGAAACCAATTTTTGTTCAATTTGATTATAGTTTTGATGTACTGTTATTAAATCTTTATTTAAACCCTTTATTTTTAGAAAAGAAGCAATTATAGGAGATGCTATTATGTCTCCCCAGTTTTTTTCAAATCCCTGATTTGAATATTGAAATGATCTTATCATAATTTAAATATCGTATTTCGCCCTGTGCCTAACAATATAGGTTGGTTTTTTAATCCATTCTGATTCTCCATATTCATTATAAAGCTGTTCTATAAAATTATAGTCTTCTGCAATTTCCATTCCTTTCCATTTAGCGTTAACATTAGTTCTATGTCCTAATGCTCCCATACAGTGTTTACCAACTTCCATCTTTATTGGAAATGTTCCAAAATAGGGTTCGCTGTTAGGATATGCTTCAGGATCTGATCTTAACACAAAGTTATAAATTGCCTTTGAATAATTATAATGTTTTTCTACAGCCTCTCTACCTAAATGATAGTTGATTGCAAAATTGGTTTCATGTACCCAAATAGAAGTCCAACTTACCCATTTTGCGTTTTTGTTTTCAGAAAAAACATTTATCATTTCTTCAATATGATTAGGAAGCAATAAATCATCAGTATCTAGATATGTAATTAAATCAGATTCACATGAATCGATTCCAACTTGCCTTAATTGACCTGGCCACCTTTCTTCCTGTTTTTGCATTCTAATTAAATTTACTCTATCATTATTAGAGAACATCTTATCATAGACTACGTTTGTGAGTTTACATCCATCGGATATTATCGTCAATACTGAATTTTTGTAGCTTTGATTCAAGAAACTGTTTATTGCTGCTATAAATTTAGAGACACTATTTTTTCTTGCACCTGGGTATGGCCACAAGTATGACATCATTATTACATTAACCTTCATTAAAATAAGTATTTGTTTTCCAATTATAGTTATACGACATTTTATGAGAATTTGGTTCAAATAGATTATCTAACAATTTTTTATATGTTTCTATTAATTCTTCATTCTCTTTTGTATATCTATGTAAAACCTTTGAATTTCTTTCTTTATATTCTTCTAGGTTATCGTCATGATTTTTAATTGCCCATTCTATTTGCTTTGAAGCTTCTTTCATTTTAAACCCTTCGTAATAATATCCTCCATCCTGTATCATTTCAGCATTATGAATCAAAGGATAATTAAAGTATAGTGCATCTAAGTATGCATAATTAAGAGGATTATCCCATTGGTGTGAAACTACTATATCTGTATTTCCCGCAAGTGCTGCTACTATTGGATATCTTCCCATCCATTTTATCTTTCCTTGTTTTAATATTTCTAAAGTATTTAATGCGGTTCTAAATCCTTTATTAGAAAACATATTTTTACCAGAACATATTGTTAGGTCTTTAAACTCAATGCCCCTTTGAGTCAAGTCTTCACATGCCATAATTATTGGAAATGAAAATTTAACGACATTAAAATTAGGTTCAAAACTAACAATTCTTTTAGATTCACTATTATTTTCGTATTCTGCTTTAGGAGAAACTAATGTAGAGTTTTGCATGTCTAAAAACATAGAATCCCATACAAATGGAACTGGAAAGACATTATCTGTTCTTAATGGAATTGAATAATAGTCATGATTGTGCTTTTGTTGCTGTGGAACATACCATACATTATCTGGCCTAGAATACCAAGAAGGTGCAACTTCTGAATCAGATTCACCAAAAATGATTCTTTCCATGTCAATTACATAATTATTACCACATTTATAATCTACAAGTTTACAATTCTTTTTCATTCCTATTTTATAAAGGTTAGAAATACCATTGACATCATATGTTGTCCCTAACATAATCAAAGCATCAATATCTTTAATTATCCTATTTATTGGTGTAATTGGGATTTCAGAATACCTCCAAAACTTTATTTTAGAATGATCTTTTACATTACCTGAAGTATCTACTATTCTAACGTCATACCCTGGTATTTTATTAAGAGCCATGTAAAGCATAGCTGCGTTCATTTTAATTCCGTTTACCCAAAGACTTTCATCTTCGGATTTTAATCCAATTGTAATTGCAATTACTTTATCCATGTTGTTTATTGTATTTACATTATATTTATCAAAAAAAGAGGGGACCAATGGTCCCCTCTAATAGATTAAATCTTAAATAAAGATTATGCTCTCACGTACTCAACGAAAACTGAATCCTGTGGATCTAGATCGTAAGGAAGTCTAATGTCAACAGACTGTCCTGAAGATACATTATATCCAAACTGTCCAGGAGTAGCGATACCTGCGTTAGGTTCTAGGACAAGACCATTTACAGAAACTTTAACAACGTTACCGTTTACTGCGTCTTCAATAAAACCAGCAAGTGTAAGTGTTAAGATGTTATCTGCTAGAGTCGGTGCAGCTGTGAATGATTCGATTCCGAATGGATCCTTAACAAATGCAGCTTCGATAGAAGTGATGTCAGCTTCAAGAGCAGCTGCTCTTACTTCTAGAGAATCAACTGAGTTCTCAACTGCAGTCATCTCTGCGTCAGTAGCTGCAGATGCAGTTTGTGTCTGTAGAGCGTTAACTGAAGCTTCTAGAGAATCAACTGAATTTTCTAGTGCAGTAATGTCGCTATCAAGTGCTACAGTACCTAGAACTGTGTCGATAGAACCGATTGAATCTTCTAAAGAATCAATAGAGTTATTGATACCTGAAAGTGCAGTGGTAGTGTTACCTTCGAAAGTTTCAAGATCACCAACTCTTGCTTCTAGAGAATCAACTGAGTTCTCAACTGCAGTCATCTCTGCGTCAGTAGCTGCAGATGCAGTTTGTGTCTGTAGAGCGTTAACTGAAGCTTCTAGAGAATCGATTGAGTTCTCAACTACAGTCATATCGCTATCAAGTGCTAGAGTACCTAGAACTGTGTCGATAGAACCTACTGAATCTTCTAGAGAATCGATTGAGTTCTCAACTGCAGTCATCTCTGCGTCAGTAGCTGCAGATGCAGTCTGAGTTTGTAGAGCGTTAACTGAAGCTTCTAGAGAATCAACTGAATTTTCTAGTGCAGTAATGTCGCTATCAAGTGCTACAGTACCTAGAACTGTGTCGATAGAACCTACTTCTAAAGAATCAATAGAGTTATTGATACCTGAAAGTGCAGTGGTAGTGTTACCTTCGAAAGTTTCAAGATCACCAACTCTTGCTTCTAGAGAATCAATAGAGTTCTCAACTGCAGTCATCTCTGCGTCAGTAGCTGCAGATGCAGTCTGAGTTTGTAGAGCGTTAACTGAAGCTTCTAGAGAATCGATTGAGTTCTCAACTGCAGTCATCTCTGCGTCAGTAGCTGCAGATGCAGTCTGAGTTTGCAGCGCGTTAACTGAAGCTTCTAAAGAATCAACTGAATTTTCTAATGCAGATAGATCAGCTGCTTCTAGTTTTGCTGATAACTGATTTGATAAATCGTCAACCTGTTTGATTTTAATTAATGCCATGTATATATGTTTATTTTTAGGCCTAAAGACGCGTTGTGCGCCTTCATATCTATATATTAAAAAGGCTCCGTAGTTTTTTACCACGGAGCCTTAAATATACTTATAAAATAATATTACAATAGTATCAGGTGTTATACTTATACATCATTACTCGATGCATCATAAATCACATCGACATCATCAGTTGGATCTAATTCATAGTTTGCAATAGAACCCATCCAATATAGTTGATCACCTGCTGCGATGTCTGCAATTGCTCTTGCAGTAGTACCTCCATCAGCTGAGAAGTAACAAGGCTGGTTTTTAGCACCATCGCCTACATTTACATTTAGACCATTAACTAGAACCTGTACATTTGAATCGCTAAATGGAGTATATGTAATGAATACACCAGTTGCATCTTCATCTGCCGTTGTAGTTAATGGAGTTTGGTTTAGATCGCTTGCTGTCTCAACTCCAGTTTCAGCAGAACCAGCAGCTTCGATTAATAATAGATATGGAACTCTACCTGATTGAGAAGAAACTGCTCCATTTGAATTTATCCATCCACCTGTAATCGGAGAACCTGTGATTTCAATAGGACCACCTGAATCTCTAGTAAGAGTTAATACTGGAGAACCTACAGTTGCGGAAGTTCCAATACCTGTCCATGATGCTGCTCCAAATGCTGGAGTACCGAATAGACCGTTAACTGTATTTGTAATTGTAATTCCAGTTGCGGCTCCAGTTGTTGTAATTCTAACACTTTGACCATCGTATGCAGTCATCGTAAATAACTCAGTTGTTAAATCTAAAGAACCTGCAGTAATTGCTGCATCTAATTTAGTTTTAATATCAGTTGGAGTAACAACATCGTAAGTATCTGCACCTACAACCATTGTGTCCGATGGGTTATCGAATACAACAGCTACTGCTGATTGAACTCCATCTGTAATTGTGATTTCTGGGTAGGTTGGAGTTTGTCCAACTATTCCAGTTGCAATGTACGAATCAGTTGCGCTGTAAAAATCGTTTGATTCGTAGTTTGGTGCAAAGTCTCCACCTTCAACGATAACAGGAGTTGCTCCTGAACTCGCAGATACATTAGAAGTAGAGGTGAATGTATTAATAAGAGTTTTGAATGCGTCAATATCGACAACACTGTCACCACCTGGACCATCAAATACAGTTATTCCATTAAGAATAACTACATCAGTCGCTCCTGGGATAGCAGTACCTACAATTTGAGAAGATGTAATCTTTTCGTTTAAGTGTAGATATGTCTCCTTTCCTCCAATTGTTGTTGTGATTTCTCCTGGATTTAGTTGATCAGTATAATATACATTAGATGGAGAACCTGTTAAAGATTCAGGATCTTTGTAATTTCTAATGATATCATTAAACGGCTTTACAAATACGTCTTTACCAGATCTAATAATATCAACAACAGTACCTACCTTAAGGTCTGCACCTCCTGCTGTTCCATATTTTACAAGATCTCCACTTGCGTTAATTGTAACAACATCACCTTTTTCGATTAAAGGAGCCACACTATGCTCAAACTTTATTCTATCGTCATTCTCATTAACACTAAATCTACTTTGGATTTTATCAATTGCACCTGCTGTAAAACCTGAAGCTTCGGTAATAATAGCCTCTCCTTCAGTGTTTTGTTCAAATACAACAACGCTTGCTCCACTAGTGATAGAGTTGATTGAATTTAATCTATAAGACATCATATCTACATCTTCAGCAACTAATGAAATATTAGTTTCTGTTTTTGAAGAGATAGATTTAATTCTTAGAACTGATTCTCCAGCAGAATCAGAGATCCACATCCCAACTGAAATATCAATAGCATTATACTCATTTGATTTTCTTGTTGATGCGTCTCCAGTTGATTTAGGAGTTATAGCAACAGTCATTTCATACGTCTTGTACTGACTAGCCATTCCGGTTCCGTCATTCTCATTGTATGTCAATTGACCTGAAATACTACTTATAGTACCGTTAAGTGTGATTGGTGTGATTGTAGACATTGTTTATTATTTTATTATAAGGGAGACCGAAGTCTCCCTTTCTTTGTTTTATTTATCTTAGAATCTAAATACTATGAATGCGTGAGCTTCTTTAGTTGGATTACCAAAACCTCCAGCTTCTCTTACTGCATCTAGATTAGCCATACTTAGGTCTAAATTTAATTTAGCAGTTGCAAAGTTGATAAAGATATCAGTTGTAACTTGATTACCAATACCAAAGCTTGAGGTATGCGTGCTTTCATTAGCACCCAATGCATAGAATCCAGCGTTATTACCACCACCATCTAATTGAGTGATTACATATCTTGAAAGATTTGCTTGGTAACCAAATGCTATAATCTCTTTTGGAGGTGTGCTTTCATTAGTAAATGAAAGTTCAACAGTATTACCTACGATTGACCCAACATTTGCTCCTGTAGTTTCAAAATCTCCAACTCCAGATGGATCTAAGAACTCAACACCTCCTAGTACTTGAGTAGATGTATATTCTGCTCTTGCAAAGTATAGTGTTCCAAGTCCTCCACCAGTAATATCAGACCAAACTGTATTGTAATCTGTTCCGTCAACTTTTACAAGTGCTTGACCTTCTGTACCTCCAGCTGGTACGCCTGAACCTGATGTACCTGATGTACCCGAAGTTCCATTGACTCCGCTTGTTCCAGATGTTCCGTTAACTCCGCTTGTTCCAGATGTTCCACTAACTCCTGAAGTACCTGATGTACCGCTTACGCCTGAAGTACCTGATGTACCATTGACTCCTGAAGTACCTGATGTTCCGTTAACTCCACTTGTTCCTGAAGTTCCATTGACTCCTGAAGTACCTGATGTACCATTAACTCCCGATGTACCGCTTGTTCCGCTGATTCCAGAAGTACCAGATGTTCCGTTAACTCCACTTGTACCAGAAGTACCATTTACTCCTGAAGTACCGGAAGTTCCGTTGACTCCTGAAGTACCGCTTGTTCCGTTAACTCCACTTGTACCTGATGTACCGCTTACGCCTGAAGTACCCGAAGTTCCATTGACTCCTGAAGTACCCGAAGTTCCATTGACTCCTGAAGTACCCGAAGTTCCATTGACTCCTGAAGTTCCAGATGTACCATTGATTCCTGAAGTACCTGATGTACCGCTGATTCCTGAAGTACCTGATGTACCGCTTACGCCTGAAGTACCTGAAGTTCCATTAACTCCTGAAGTACCAGATGTACCATTAACTCCTGAAGTTCCAGATGTTCCGTTGACTCCTGAAGTACCTGAAGTTCCATTAACTCCTGAAGTACCGCTTGTTCCGCTAATTCCAGAAGTACCTGATGTACCATTGATACCACTTGTTCCTGAAGTACCATTTGAACCAGAAGTTCCTGAAGTACCATTAACTCCTGAAGTACCTGAAGTACCATTAACTCCTGAAGTACCAGATGTTCCACTGATTCCAGAAGTACCTGATGTTCCACTGATTCCAGAAGTACCCGATGTACCATTTGAACCAGAAGTACCTGAAGTTCCGTTAACTCCTGAAGTACCGCTTGTACCATTGACTCCTGAAGTACCTGATGTACCGCTAACTCCTGAAGTACCGCTTGTTCCGCTAACTCCTGAAGTTCCTGAAGTACCGTTGACTCCTGAAGTTCCTGAAGTACCGTTGACTCCTGAAGTACCGCTTGTTCCGTTAACTCCTGAAGTACCTGATGTACCGCTTACGCCTGAAGTACCTGAAGTACCGCTTACGCCTGAAGTACCCGAAGTTCCATTGACTCCTGAAGTACCGCTTGTTCCGTTTGAACCAGAAGTACCTGAAGTTCCGTTGACTCCACTTGTACCGCTTGTTCCATTTATACCTGAGGTACCTGATGTACCACTAATTCCTGATGTACCTGAAGTACCACTAACTCCGCTTGTTCCTGAAGTTCCATTAACTCCTGAAGTTCCTGAAGTTCCATTAACTCCTGAAGTTCCTGAAGTTCCATTAACTCCTGAAGTTCCTGAAGTACCGCTAATTCCAGAAGTACCGCTTGTTCCGCTAACTCCTGATGTACCTGAAGTACCTGGTGTACCATCGACACCCGAGATACCTGAAGTACCATTAATACCTGATGTACCTGATGAACCGCTAACTCCTGATGTACCTGAAGTTCCGTTAACTCCTGAAGTTCCTGAAGTACCGCTAACTCCTGATGTACCTGAAGTACCGCTAACTCCTGAAGTACCTGAAGTACCATTTGAACCAGAAGTTCCTGAAGTTCCGTTAACTCCACTTGTACCAGAAGTACCATTGACTCCTGAAGTACCGCTTGTTCCGCTAACTCCTGAAGTACCTGAAGTACCACTAATTCCAGAAGTACCTGATGTACCATTTGAGCCTGAAGTACCTGAAGTTCCATTAACTCCTGAAGTACCACTTGTTCCTGGAGCACCTGGAGCACCGTTAATACCTGATGTACCACTTGTACCTGGAGTACCTGGAGTACCTGGGGCACCTGTTGCTCCTGAAGTACCGCTAGTACCTGAAGTACCTGGAGTACCTGGGGTACCTGGAGCACCTGGAGCACCGTTAATACCTGATGTACCACTTGTACCTGGAGCACCGCTTACACCTGAAGTACCGCTTGTTCCGCTAACTCCTGATGTACCTGATGTACCACTAACTCCTGAAGTACCACTTGTTCCATTTGAACCTGAAGTACCGCTTGTTCCATTTACTCCTGAAGTACCAGATGTTCCGTTGATTCCAGAAGTACCAGATGTTCCGCTAATTCCAGAAGTACCAGAGGTTCCGCTAACTCCTGAAGTACCGCTTGTTCCATTTGAACCTGAAGTACCTGAAGTACCATTTACTCCTGAAGTACCAGATGTTCCGCTAATTCCTGAAGTACCGCTTGTTCCGCTAATTCCAGAAGTACCTGACGTACCGCTAACTCCACTTGTTCCTGATGTATGTGAATCAAAGCTTACTGAGATTGAACCATTTCCTAAATCAGTAATGGTTGCATGTGAACCAAAATCGATTGCATTAACTGAAGAAACTGATGTGTTATCGTCTTCAATTGTTAGGTTGAATGTACCTCCACCACCGTTTCCAGCAGCTCCGTATGCATCTAATAGGATACCAATTCTCTGTTCAACTAAGAATGGGAATGTACTTTCAGCTGAAATTGGACTTGCTTCGTGAGTAAGTGTTAATTCTAAACCATCTGCTAATTCGTTAGTTGTAGCATTTCCATTAATATCTACTCTAGACCAGCTTGTAATTTTGTATAGATTATAGATGCTCGTGTCCGATACGTCCGTAAGGGCGATAGTTACATTAGCACCATCAGCTGTAAATCTATTTGTTAAGTAGTTTTCTAAGTAAGAGTTTCTCTTTCCTCTCTCATCGGTGTTATGGAAGATTACCTTCGTTACTGAAGCAGGATTAGAGCTGTCTAAAACGATTTTACCAGCAACTGGAAGATCGTTTGCGCCATAGTTAAATGACTGCACTCTGTATAACGGTGCTGGAACGGTAAATACGTTTCCAGTTACTACACCACCTGAAGTAACTCCTCCAGCCGAAGAAAGGCTAATGATTTTAAGTTTAGGTAGTGTTACACTGTTATTTGCAGTTACGTATTTAACTTCTGCGTAAACTGATCCATCATCAAGTGAATCAACTTGTAACTGAGACATGTTAAAGGTAATGTGACCTTCAGTACTTGCCGCAGTTGAACCAAATTGAATTTGACTTGCTGCTGTCGTATATGAATATTTAAAAGCTAAATCTTTATCGTAGACTTTAACTTCAATTGACTGTGCGGAATAAGCTTCAACTTGATTTCCTACCTGGTTTTGGTAAAGGATAATCGTAATGTTGTGAGCTTGTCCCTTTGTTAATTGATAAACCTGAGGGATATATGCAATCAGGTTATTTCTAGAAACTTGTGGCATTTCTTATCTTTATTTTTATAAGTATAGTTTTTCAGTATTATATATCGTCTTAAAATCCATAATCTTTTCGAAGGCGCATAAAAACATTGCTCGAGATAACATTTATTGGACCTCCTTCAAGTTTTATTGTATTTTTTAGGTTAACTCTATATACAATTTTATTTTCATCTTTCTCCTTAATCTCACTGATTTGTAACAGGACATCATCTGGGCTATATTTTTCAGTTGAGATGTGTACTAACTTAAACTTCTTCCAATCTGCCTGGTAATTAACCGATGGATTATTAAAAGAATATAAGTGTACCATATTATCTGGTGTAGTTACGATCACGAATCCATCATTTACGAAATATGGTCTATTTCCAGAGTATGAGATAGTCATTGCACTATCTAGGATTCTCCATTGTTCTCTGATTTCAGAATGTAAAACTTCATAGATGTCAATTGCCTGTTCAACTAGTTCATCTAAAAGATTCTCGTCTGCTAATTGAGATCCTGTTTCGTATACTAATTCAATATTGTCCCAATCAACATTTGTAAGTTGGGTTGACGAGAAGACATCTCGTTCAATCATTTTCTCAGCGTCATAGTGATACAGAAAGTCAAGCACTTCATCTGTTTCGATTAGTGCATCCCACAACTTCCCACTTTTTAACTTTTCTCTGAGAGAATTAGCATGTGAGAGCATTCGATATGTTCTGTATTCAAAGTCTTCTGGGCCTTCATTTGCCCAGGAAGGTACTATAAGTATGCTTCTCATGGATTATTTATCCAATTTAGTTCCTCGGAAGGTTCTATAGAGATGTTTAATTTTTTGGATAAATGTAATATCACCAATAAATCTAAGTTCTCTAATTGGACCCTCATTTAAGTATCTATCTACGATTTCAAAGATAGCTAACTCTGCTTCAATTAAAGATTCAAATACTCTGTATTTTTTTGGTATTGGTGTGGTTGTAGGTCTAGAACGCCTACTCTTCTTAAATGCAAGATGAAAAGAAACCCTACCTCTAGAGTCTCTATTTTCAATAATTATAAATTTCCGAATTAGATTAGTAGGAAGATCTTTTACAGTCTTCTCTCTTTTTGTTGTATCAAATCTAATTGGTTCATCAACCATATTAAGCCTTTTTTGTCCTGGTAGACTTAGCTACTTTCTGCTTGATTTTTTCAGTTGTTGCTGTTGTTAATCCCCACTGTAAAATGAACCAGCTCATTTCCATTCTGGCCATGTTTTTGTTTAACTTTAATTCTTTACGAATAAGTTCAGTTCCCCAATCGATAAACTCCTGCTCTGCTGCCTCAGTCGTGCGGTACATCATATACCAATCTGGGTTTGACTTCACATCTTCATAAGTTACGTTAAACGGCTCAAGTTGTTTATTTACCAGTGTGATAAACATGTCGCGTTCTTTTTGTCTTCTGTTCATGATTATGCTCTCTTGTTTTTAATCACTTCATCAATAATACCATAATCTAAAGCCTCGTCTGCAGATAACCAAAAATCTCTGGTTGCATCTATTTTTACTTGCTCTGGATCTTTATCACAGTATGAACCTAGAAGTACAAATAATTCATGGTTCACTTTTTGCCATTCTTGCCAGTCGATTTCAGCATCTTGGATGTTACCCCTAAAACCGCCTGAAGATTGATGAAGCATAGTTTTTGAATGTCGTAATGACATACGTTTTCCTTTTGTTCCAGCTCCAAGCAGGACTGAACCCATCGAAGCTGCCATTCCGGTATTAATAGTTCTAATATCGGCTTTAATGTATTCCATAACGTCTACCATTGAAAGTCCCGACTTAACTGAACCACCCGGACTATCAATATGCATTGTTATATCTTCGGTAGACGTAGTGTCTAGAAACATCAACTGTGCTTGTACAACTGTGCTCATTCTGTCGTCTACTGGACCAGCTACCCATAGTAAACGGTCCATCATTAATCTTGAGAAGATGTCCATTTGAGTAGCTCTCAATTCTCTCTCCTCTAAAATATATGGAGTCATTGACCCTTGAATATGCTTGCTATAAGCATCTACGGTACTTGACCCAATATTAAATTCGCTCTTTGCGAATCTTTCAAATTCTTTATCTTTAGGTAGGTAGTTCATATGTTCTTTAAAATCTGTTTAATGAGGTCGCATGTTTCGTATTCCTCTATTAATTCAAAGTATTCTTTTGCTTTTGTTAGTGATTTTGAAAATCCGTCTTCTGGTAAGACCATTTCGTATTCTACTCCTTCGTCGTCAACTAAGATTACTAGCATCTCTTCATCTCCACCCTCAACGATGTGTAACACATACTCAACAATTCGACGGTAGAAGATATCGTATTTAGACATCAACATCAGGTCAAAGTCAGGCTTAGTGAACTTCTGAGGATCGACATAAATTGTCGGGATTCTATTTTCTTCGAGGTATGACATTTTAGATTTGAAAGTAATCATTGAGAATTAGTTTATAGTCTACTTGTTCTCCTCTTTTTTCTGCGGCCATCGCATTATCAACTCTTTGTAGGAATTCAATACCAGCATCGGTTAGACTTAGTGTATTGTTTTCATATTCTAACATAGGCTTTTTTAATACTAATGAATAGTCGTTGCCTACACCATTCTCTACAATCTCACTTGCAAGATCGAAGTGTCTTTCGTAAAAATGAATATTGTCTACAAAGTGGAAGTAATATCCTAACTCTAGATCAGGGTAATTCTTCAATAGTGAATGGTAAACTGATTGATGAAGGAATGCAAAGAATGGCGCATCAAATGTTAAACCAAAGAAAATATCGTTTGATCTCATTTGAATCTTCATGTACAGTTTATTCTTTCTAATAAAGAAGTTTGCGTAAAGTGTACATACAAAATCTTTATTGTCTTCGAATTGGAACTGTGGTCTATTAAAGAACATTACAGCCTGTCTTGACTCTTTGTCTTTGCGTAAAGAATCAACAACCCAACCGAATTGCTCTTCATTAAACACTAAGTTACCATAGTTTGAGTTAATCTCATTAGTACCTGGATTGGTGATGTTTTTCCAAAAGCTAGAAAAGTGACTAATATAGTCAATGTTCTTATCGCGATGTAGGTACCATGCCAATTCGCCAGTAAAGTACTTAAAGTTGAACGGACGATCTTTAAAATCCGCGATTGGATTTGTTGGATCGATATCGAACGAAGCTAAAAGCGCTTCTTTTACTTTTAAATCTCGTGGAGAAGACTCAGACTCATACGTGTTGATTTCGCCAATTAGATCTATAAATGTTTGTGAGAAACTCATATTTAGATTACTTTACTATTATATTATTATTTTATGATTAGTTTATCCTCAGACTTCAGCTTTGTGATATTATATGGCTTCTCTCTAGGTTCAATTTGTTCAGTTAAAATAGCATCTGCTACTAAATCTTCAACGTACTTTTGAATTGCTCTCTTGATTGGACGGGCTCCAAACGCCTTGTCGTATCCTTCATTGCAGATAAATTGTTTTGCAGCTGCATTGAATTTAAATGAATATCCTTCTTCAGCCATTCTATCATTAAAGAGACCTAATTCAATATCAACGATTGAAAGTACATCTTCATTTGATAGGTGATCGAATAGAATAATATCATCTAGACGATTCAAGAATTCTGGACTAAATTTGTTCTTTAATTCTTTCTTAATCACGCCTTCAATTTTACCGCTCTTTTGTGCAAGTGTACTTTCGCTTTGGAATCCAATTCCTGTACCGAATTCAGCAAGTTTGCGAGCACCTACATTTGAAGTCATAATAATGATTGAGTTTGTGAAGTCAACTAAACGACCTCCTGAATCAGTTAATCGACCGTCATCAAGTACTTGCAATAGAGTATTAAAAACATCAGGGTGAGCCTTCTCAATCTCATCAAATAGGATAACTGAGTGTGGCTTGCGTCGAACTGCCTCTGTCAATTGACCACCATCTTCGTGACCAATATATCCTGGAGGCGAACCAACTAATCGAGAAACGTTAAACTTCTCTTGGTACTCTGACATATCGATACGAATCATCGAATCAGTATCGCCAAACATATATTCAGCAAGTGCCTTAACAGTCTCAGTTTTACCAACTCCAGTTGGACCTAAGAACATAAATGAACCGACTGGTTTTTTATGACTGCTTACGCCTGTACGTGATCTTTTAATTACTGTTGCGAGCGCGTCAACTGCTTCATCTTGACCAATGATTCTTTGTTTTAATTCATCAGCCATTTGAATGATTAGTTTCTTATCATCAACCCCTAATCTCTTCACTGGAATTCCAGTTTGATTTGAGATGGTTTCAGCAATATCATCGATACCTACGATTCTTTTGGTTTGCTTAAGACTTTCTTCCCATTTAAGAGTTTCATCAATAACTTTTTGGTCGATTGATAACTGTTCGTCTCTAAGTGACGCTGCTAATTCATAATCCTGAGATGCGACTGCATTCTCTTTTTTAACACGAATTAATTCAGCATCTTTTTCTAGGTTCTTAATTTTAGCAGGCACTTTAACTTCAAGCAGGTGAGTACGTGCTCCAGCCTCGTCCATTAGGTCAATTGCTTTATCTGGCAATTCTCTTGATTTAATGTAGCGTTCGCTCATTTTTACACAAGCTTCAAGTGCTTCTTCAGTATACTCTACTGCATGATGCTCTTCGTATTGGCCTTTAATTCTCTTAAGAATCTCAATAGTATCTTCAATTGATGGTGGATCGATAAAGATTTCTTGGAAACGACGGGTTAATGCACCATCATCTTCAACATTCTCACGATATTCATCAAGTGTAGTAGCACCAATACACTGTACCTGTCCTCTTGCAAGGGCTGGCTTTAAGATGTTCGAAGCATCAAGAGCTCCGCTAACACCACCTGCACCGACAATTGTATGGATCTCATCGATGAAAACGATAACATTATCAACTGACTTTAGTTCGTCAACGATTTGCTTCATTCTCTCTTCGAATTCTCCACGATATTTGGTACCTGCGACAATTGTAGTCATATTGATAGAAACGATTCTCTTGTTTAAGAGTACACGTGCTACCTTTTTGCTAACAATTCTCTGTGCGATTGCCTCAACAATTGCAGTTTTACCAACACCTGGATCTCCAAGGATAATTGGGTTGTTTTTCTTGCGGCGTGCCAAGATTTGGCAGATTCGATAAATCTCCTTATCCCTGCCGATAATAGGGTCTAGCTTTCCTTCAGCCGCTAATCTAGTCAAGTCTTCACCATATTCGTCTAGGAATGGAGTGTTAGTCTTGAACTTTTTTCTGCGACCTTTTTCGCTTTCGTATCCGTCTGCTACTGACATATTTTTGTATTGTTATTCTTTTTCTATTTATTCGATAAATCTTATATGCGCTGGTTCATTTTAGTTTACAATGTCGTCAGCAGCATATACTGCTGGTAAAAGATCTGGTTTTACCCTAGCCTGAATACCAAGAGATTCAACATATCCTACGGCAGCTTTTACCAATTTATTCGATTGGTGTGAAGGGTCTATGTTGTAGTCAAGGTCGATTGTGTTGATTTCGATTCCATTTTCGCGGAGATACAATGCCACTTCGACTGATCTCTCGACTTCACCCCAGAGACGCGTCCACATGTCGTTAATCTTATCAACTCTACTTTTTTTGTAAATGACGTGGCATCCTGCAGATTCTACGTGGAATACGATAGTGGTAGCATATGTTGTCATTTGTTTATTCTGACTATCGCAACCTAAATAGATTTTGACGTCATGTCCTTCGTGCTTTTTTAGGTATTCCTTGACATACTGTGCCAATTCAAAACCAGCTGGATCGGTAAGTTTGTAAAACTTCATACGGTTAAAATTAAAAGGGAGCCCGTGAAGGCTCCCTTAAATTAATTTAAGTTAAATTCACGTGGTTATAATGTGAAACTGTTCAGCTTCTTATTATGTATCTCAGAAATAACCTCACTATCGATGCTTTGTAATACGTTAATATAAAGTTCAATACAGTTTTCAACGTCATCTACGTGAGCCATTTCTACGGTAGTATGCATATACTTAAGTGGAGTTGCCAAGATCGCAGTTGGAGTATTCTCTAGGAAGAATGCCATTGTGTCATTACCATACGAGCCTACTGCCTTCTGTACCGGAATATCGTTCTTCTTAGCAATCTCTTCGATCATGTTATTAATCTTACGATGATTTTGTGCGGTATATTCTAGGGTTGGTCCTTTACCTCCTTTGATATTTCCATCTTTAGACTTCTCAATTCTGGGTGTATTTGTATTATGGCAAACATCGTGAACTAGAGCTAAATCAGCCTGTAGTCGCTTTGCAATCATTTTAGCACCATACAAACCAACCTCTTCCTGTACTGAATTGACAACATAAAGGTCGAACGGTAATTTAATATCTCGCTCTTTTAGTCTTTTTGCTACTTCAGCAATAATGTAACCTCCAATCTTGTTATCAAGAGAACGGCCTACCCAGTAGTTTCCGATCTGACGAAGTGGATCGTTGAATGTAACGATGTTTCCTACCTCTACTCCTAATTCAGCTACCTCTTCATCGCCTTCAGCTCCTAAGTCAACCCAAAGCTCATGTTGGTCTGGTCCCTCTTCGACATAAGAATCTCGAGTGTGGATTGCTGGCCAGCCAAATACGCCGTTTATTTTACCATTTTTCGTATGTACTACAATATCCTTTGAAGGTGCAATCATATTATCGCTACCACCATGTCTCTTAACTCTAATGTAGCCCTCTTTTTCGATATTGGTAATAATCCATGCAATCTCATCACAGTGCGCTTCGATAACAACTCGCGGGGTTTTGTCCATATAAACTGAATCAGTCTCTACTCGACCAACTGCGGTTCCATACGGATCAACGTACATTCCGTCGACGTAATTATTAACCTCATCAATCCAAATTTGTTGGCCTTCGCTCTCTTCACCAACAGGTGAGAATGCGTTAAGGTACTTGTAGATAAATTGTTCTTCGTTTTTCATTAGAAATTTGGTTCGTTATCTTTTCTGTATTTTTCGTGGTATTCAATAATCTTATCTGCAGCTTCTTCAGCTGAGTCTACAATTCTAAATAGATCAAAGTCTTTTAAGCTCATGCGACCGCTTGCGTTAACCATATCCATTAGCCAATCCATAAGTCCAGCCCAGTATTTTTTACCGACTAGAACAATAGGTTGTTGGTGAACATGACCACATTGAATTAATGTAAGCGCTTCGAATAGTTCATCGAGTGTACCGAGCCCGCCTGGAAAGACTACATATCCTTGAGAATATTTCATGAACATGACTTTACGTGTGAAGAAGTATCTATTCTCCACGCCTACATTGATATATGGGTTCATTTCAGCTTCAAATGGTAATTCAATACCAACTCCAACAGAAACTCCATTATTTTCATATGCACCCCTGTTTGCGGCTTCCATAATACCTGGACCTCCGCCTGATATAACACCGATATTTGCAGCAGCCATAAGCTTACCAAATTTGCGGGCCTCTTTGTACCATATGTCTTTTTCAGGGGTTCTTGCAGAACCAAATACTGAAACACATGGTCCTAATTCGTTAAATGTATCAAATCCTTTAGTGAATTCTCCTTGAATGCGCAGAATCTGCCAAGCATCCTCAGTCTTTCGGTTCAAGCTCATATAAATCTTTTAAAAGGGTTGAGTAAACATATTCACAAGATTCAGGATAGAAAACATCCGTGAATTGTGACATGTCATACTTAGAATATAAGTATTGACCAAATCTTAGGTCATCTGAATTTCTGCCGTCGCCATTTTTAAGCGACCAGTCCAGATATTCTCCATTAAGTCTAGTGTAATTTAGTTGCATAATCTATTAATAAAAAATGGGACTTCCAGAATATTATATCCGGAAGTCCCAAAAAGTTTATGAGTTAGACCTAATGTTTTATATATCTACTAAAAATGTGCAATACTTTTTACTGGCTTATTATCCTTATACAGGACAAGTGTTCTTTTACCATTAATTGTGGTATCTAACGCGATTCTCTCGCCATATTTAAACTGCGGTTACATTATTTTTCTGCAATACTCTAAAAGATTTTACCAGGACTGCACTTTCGCGTGGTATATCCTTTTCTAAATCAGCATAATGGTAATATCCATGATTGAGAATTACAAATTGATTTGAATTTTCAGCATTATACCATTTTAGTATTTCAGGGTCAGTACATTTGAATACTCTAATACCATCATAATATATTTCTATTCTGTCCTCTTCCCAAAGACACGCATATTGAACATATCTTTCAGTACAATCTGCTACGGAAACACTATAAGATCCGTACATTGTTTTAGACCCTTCATTAACGTTACCATAATGTAGGTTAGGCTGTATCTTTTTATTTTGGGTTAATTTACCAAATATGTTCTTTTTAGAATAGACATCACCTTCATCACTATATGCCTCGAATATATCGATTTCAGGAGGCCAAGTCTCAGCTCCACTTAACCAAAATGCTGCCCAATATGGAGTTCCTTTTGGTAATTTAATCTCAGCCTCAAACCATCCATATTTCCAGCTCTGTTTAGTTGAAACCATACCAACCCCTACTGGAATTGTAAATTCTTCAGGTAAATGATCCTTCTGTCTCCAAAGAGGCAACTCACTTTTCTTATAGGTCTTTGGAATATTGCGTAATTCTAATGCCAATCCTTCGGTTGATACGTATGCAAGATCTCCTTTACCATAATATTGGCATAGTACATCGGCATGGAAATCGCCCCAAGGCTGCCCATATCTCCATTCTTGTAGATTAAGTGGGTTATCGAAGTTGTCTTCAAAAACTAGTTTATAGTCAGATGGTGGAGTGAATATTCTATCCCCTCCATTATAAACGTTAGACCAAAGGTTAGCCTTAATTCTTGATTTTAGATTTGAGATTGTGTCCTTTAAACTGTGTTTAATCATGCTTCTGTGTTTTCTTCCTCGTCAATTTCTTCGACAAATTCTATCTCGTCTTCTCTCTTCATCGCGCATTCAGCACAACAAAGCCCTTCACCGTGAGGTACCTGCTGTATTGGTGAAAACCAAGCAAGTAATCCTGCAGCAAAAAGGCTAAGTGGTTTAAGTATTCTCTTCATTCTGTATTTATTCTTCTAGAAAAGAATTTAATTCATGCAGAATTTCAGCAGATTCTTTTCTAATAGAATACACATGATCCCAAAGAGATATGCTTGGATTTTCTGGATAGTCTACTGATTTTGCCCAGCTTTTTGCACGTTCAAAATCTTCGACAGACCATGTAAAACCACGGTCAGGTGCATTTGTGAATGCTCTTCTGATTTTTCTAATAATTCTGGTCATAATACTATATTATTTTATTAATTACTTAATGGTGCTTCGATTTTAGGCCAACTTTCATAGTATTCAATAGTGTAATCGAATTCGCCTTCTAGCATGTTACTTTCTAATTTAGTTAAGGCTGGAAGAGGATAAGGTTCTCTACTAATTTGAGTTTTTGCCTGTTTAGTGTGATTCTTATAAAGATGAACGTCTCCTAAATTACCAATTAATTCATCAGCTACCATATTACATTCATTCGCAATCAACTCTAGCAGCATGCCATACGATGCGATATTAAAAGGCAGACCTAAGAATGTATCGACTGATCTTTGGTTCCACATTAATGAGACTGCTCTATACTTTCCAGGGTTAGTAATCTTTTCTTCTCGTGTCGTTGGGCGTGTATACACTTGGAAACCATAGTGACAAGGTGGTAGAGTCATTCCATCCAACTCCCCAACATTCCAAGCAGATACCATTAGTCTTCTACTATCGGGATTGTTCTTGAGGTCGTTGATTAGATTTTTGATTTGGTCTATTTGTCCTAAATGTTTGTTTTCTAAAACTCCGTGACCCCACTCTCTCCATTGTTTACCATAAATAGGACCTAACTCACCCCACGTTCTAGCAAACTCATCATTAGTCTTAATGTTCTCGATAAAAGCTTCCATGCTCATTGCCAGCCCTTGCTTATCTTCTTTATACCTTTTATAAGCATCACCATTCCAAATGTTACATCCGTTATCAACCAAATACTTAATGTTGGTATCTCCTTTTAAGAACCACTTCAATTCAGTCATCATAGTTTTGACTGCCATCTTTTTTGTGGTTAGCAAAGGAAAACCTTCTTGCATATTATGGCGAATCTGTCGCCCAAATACAGAAATCGTACCTGTTCCGGTACGATCGCTTTTTTCTACTCCGTTATTTAAAACATCGGCAAGTAGTGATTGATATTGTTTGTCTAAATTATTCATCTTCTAAATCAAAGTTAAATTCTTCACCTTCCGTAGAAACATAATCTACTCCTCCTTCTAAGAACATTTCCCACAATAAATCATATGTGTCTGATAGTTCATTGCTAGGATCAGAAGTCCATGTGGCGTCTTCGTACAAGAATAAATGTGCTCCATTTGGAGTTTCGTTCCATCGATAGTCAACTGCTACGCCATCAACTTCTAGAATTCCTTCATTGGTTGTTTCCCACCAAACCTCGCGGGGTTCTTCAATAACTTTGATATTTGCCATTTTATTTAGAATTTAAAGATTCAAGTAATGTATCAATGTATTCTGTCATTCCTTCGCGCTGAAACGCTTTAATTGAAATTAACAGCTCTTCTTTAGTACTCATATCGGCCCATTCTTTGATTTCGTTAATGTTGCCTTCGAAGTACTCTACTAATTTTTGAGGGCTTACGGATATAATTAATTGCTCCTCTTGATTGTTTTGATTATTATCAATCATTTCTTAATTTTTAATAAAAGGGTTATGTAAAATTCTATATGATTCATGTCCGGGTTTAGTTTTTGCCGGCTCAATCCATCCTAATTCAAGTAATTTTTCAATTGCTGATTTAGCATTCTCAATATTACCATTCGAATGATAGTTAAAAAAGCCAAGCTGACCAAATGTATCTTTTTGACGGTCTGGTCGGCGGACTGCCTGATTAATTATCACCCATAATACGTCAAGATAGTCAGGATATGAAGCCAACTCTTCGTGTATTCCAAGAATATACTTGAGAGGCACAAAATCCTGATCAATCTTGCGTAAGTCTTTGTCCTTTAACATTAGTAACCTCTTTTTTGACGAGCTTTGTTCTCTTCAGCCTTTGCAAAATAGTAGTTATATGCAGTGCGAGCGTCTAATCCAATAGAGGCGGCGTAGTTAATGAAAAAGTGTAGTATGTCTACCCATTCCATATACAACTCTTTACGATCATCTTCAGATAAATCTGATACTTTCATTGTTTCGTATTTCGAGAAGTCTTTCTTCCAGTATTTCCATACTGCATTTCCAGAACCATCTTTAATACCTCCTAAAGCATCGGTCATTTCATGGATTTCGTCAACAACTGCATGGGTGTTAACGTGCCAAAAGTTCATCACTTCTCGGATCGACATATCTTCAAAGTTAAAACCATAAGTCTGTTCTTGCATCTCTTTCTGATGCTCCATAATATCTTGAAGGTGAGTTGTTGACTCTTCATAGAAGTCTTGAACTTCTAAATCCTTACATTGATTATCTACGTTTGCCATATTAAATTATTCCTTTATTATTGTATCACTATAATACATTTTGTTTCAGAGTTTCAGAATAAATTAGGTCTTTCCAAAGATTAATTGCAATTGCTTTACGGGTACCTTTGGTAACTACATCGACCCGGTGTAACACATCTCCTGCGTTAAATATAACTAATCGATTTGGTTTTGCATAGATTCTTTCAGGTTCACTGTCAACTCCATTTGTATAAATTTCAAGCATTCCACCTTCAAATTCTGCCTGTTCAGGATAATATATTGTTCCAATCAAAGGATTCTTAGTTTCCCCTGTATTATCCCATAAATCTTCGTCGCGATCAGCATGTAGTATTAGATTATTATTGTACCTCATATCTTCAGCACTCTGGATTCCTGTCCAATATTCAAATCCACTAATATCAAATGATTCTCTAATTGGACAATTATCTCTCCAAATATATTGAATCAACTTTTGTTCAGCTGTATTTGCTTCAGTGTTCCACCAGCCGTTATACCATTTATATTCCCCAGGAGTAGATAGCAATTGCATATCCGCTACTTCTCTTTTTAGCATTTCATCTTTAATGAAATTGTCAATTACTACTATCATATTGTTTTTGTATATTTGTTTATATTTTCGTGAATTCTCTCACTACCATAAGGATTCATTGAATGAACCATCACTTCCGGAAACTTTTCAGCAGGGTGGTCCTTTGCATACTCTATAAGGTACTTTGCACAATCAAGCCCGGTCTCTTCTTCAAATTCTTCAGGAAAGTCTTCACTTGAGCCGCATGCACATACGATTTCATAATGTTCATCTACCATGTCATGGTCAAACGATACTAAATCTGGCATGCCATTATCATTAATCCACTTTACGAACTGGTCATAATTCCTGACAATTTGCCATTCTAAATCCTGGTATTTTAAGGCCGCTTCTCCTATTCTATGAACCATATATTCATAGGCATCTGCAGCCTCTCTAATATCGTCAAGAAATAGATTCATTAGAATAGCGTATTTTGCGTAAAGTTGTTGTTGAAGAAATATTGCATCGTTGATTCATCTACCCTCGCAACCTTTCTCTTATTGATTAGATTAGGATTGCTACTTAATCTGGTATAGACTCCAAACTGACAGAGACCAACTTCACATCCATATGTTTTCAACTCGTTCTGATCCTCTTGGAAGATCTTTACTCCATTTACTACCATATTATGTTCGTTCTCATTAAGTGGAATATCTCCAATCAAGTCCTTATAGTTCTCTCTGAACCAAACAACTCGATCACCATGTGGTATTTTACACCCTTCACCGAACATCATATCGAGGGTCAGCCTTGCACCAGGACCTGGAACACAGAATCTTTCATCATGATTAATTGGAATGTTCGGATTAACTGAATTTGATGTCGAGCAGTGATATCCATAGTATGACCCTACTCCTTCAATTTCGGTAAGAATACCATACATTTCAGCAAGTGACTGGACATTTGCCATTCTCCGTGTGATTCCACGAGGAATAAATCCAGCTACCCAAAGTAATATGTTAATCTTATCTGCGTTTCTTTCGACTCCTCGTGTTTCAGCAACCCATTGGTTGGACGCTCCATACAGAGAAGTTCGAAGTTCCGTTGTTCCATACACTCCAAGCCCTAGGGCAAGGGCATCATCAATATTTTTACGAATCTCCATCTCATAATCCTTATCGACTAAGAGTCTCTTAAAATCAACAAGTGCCTTCTTAGGATCTGGTTCTCGTGTCAGGATCTGGTGAATACCTCGTCCTCCATAAAAGTGAGAGATTATAGTATTACAAATAATATTGTCCATATCCATGTCTGAAAGGACAATGTTCTCCATAATGTATCTCATCCTGTCATCATATAAAATGTGAGGGTGAAAGTACTCAACTGTTTCGCCAAGTGCTTCATCGCCTCCACTATCATATGAATTTCTGTAGCCATATGTCAATTCGGAACGTTCATTAACCTTATTGAAGAAATATCCAATGCGGTCAATAATTTCCATATTGACAAGGGCTCTCATATCTTCAGCCATATTATTATATTATTTTAATCAAAGAATAGACAGTCATATCCTCCCACTTTTTGGAAGATGATGATTTCTTCTATTCTGTTATTTTTGTAACTTTCGGTAAGTCTTTGTAGAGCTGATTTTGCTCGATCATCGTTGCCATGTAGTTCTATAAATAGAGCCTTTGGCTTATACGACAGAACATGTTCTATAATATCATACTCTGCTCCTTCAATGTCTATTTTTACAATATCTGGCTTGACTTCTTCCAGTAATTCGGTAACATGATAGTTCTTAACTTCATCGTATTCTGAAAAAGATCCTCTACGTTTAATAATTGAAGTAGAGCTGTGATTGCTTTTTGCATTTGACTTATAGATTTGTAGTGTATCTTGGTCAAGCGCTGAAACAGCAGCATGGATTATTTTTGCCTTAATACTTTCTGAGAAGTTAGAAGCCGCAATGTTATAGTTTCTAAAATCACATTCCACACCATAAACCCTATGTGCACCGTGGTCAAGCGCTATTTTAGTAAAAGCTCCGATATTTGTTCCTAAATCTAGGCATACTTTATCAGAATAATTAATTTCGTCAGTGATATAGTTTCTGATTGATTCAGAAATCATATCGCGATCTACATTCTCCTGTGCATTAAGCTCCTTTACGTATCTACGCTTGAGGGCTTTTTGTTCTTTAGTAAGCGGCATAGTTATTTTTGTACTAGATTTGATACAATATGAACTATCTCAATTTCCGGATTAGACTCTTCGATAAGGGCTTTTTGTACTGGGTCGTCTTCAAAGAATCTGGTTAAATTATACCCTTCTTCTCTAAGTTTTTTTATTGTTCTTGCTTTATGTTGACCTGAATATGTTCTAGCCTGTACCGTATGGTTTCCTCTTTCAGCTAGAGTCATTGGGTTAAAATATACGTTAGACGTTACGCCCAGTTCTTTTAACTTTTCAAAAACATATTCTTTTTCATCAATACATCTTCCTGTAATTATGATATCGTCAGAAAATCTAGGAGTTACTCCAATTGAAACAACACCATCAAAATCATATCCGTAAAATTCGTGTTCTTTATTGCTCATATTCTTTTAATCTTATACTATCTTAATATCTTGAAAAAAAAGGGAGCCAACTAGGGCTCCCTTACTACAACTAAATAAAGGTTAAACAGTTGCTTTAGTTCTTGTGTTTACTGACTTAAGTTGCTTCTTTGTAACTTCTGTCAACTCGCGATTTGCCAATGCATCACATTCAACAACCCCATCGCGGAACATCATTTGCTGAGGTGGAGTCTTTTGCGTAAGAGCAGAAGGTCCACGAAGAGCGCCAACGATTCCCATTTCGCGGGCTACTTTTACATAGCGAAGAGCGTCGATCACAACACCACCAGAGTTTGGTGAATCTTGTACAGATAGCTGAGCATCAAAGATAACTGGAGCTCCTCCAAATCCTTCCATTTCAAGACGGAAGTTAGCCACTTTGTTATCTGCGTAGTATGGAATGTACTCAGATGGTCCAGCATGTAAGAATGAATCCTCAGTTGAGATGTTACGAATTTCATTCTGAGCGCGGATTACGTTCTCTTTAGAGATCTTCTTAGAAGCAAGACGTGATTTGTCTTCCATGTTCAAGAAGTCTGTGTTACCACCAACATTACGTTGGATGTGAGCTTTTACGTGGTGTCCACGTTCAAATGCAAGTTCTTGTAGCATTTGAGAAAGGATTGAAGCACCAAATTGGCTACGCATATCGTCTCCAATCAATGGAATTCCTGCATCGATGAAACGCTGCTCCCATTTTGGATCTGATGCGATAAAGACTGGAATACAGTTTACGAAAGAGATTCCAGTTTCTAAACAGATTTCAGCCCAAAACTCTGTAGTCTTTTGAGAACCTACTGGTAGATAGTTTACCAATACTTCTACACCGTGCTCTTGTAATTGAGCGATTACGCGATCTTTCCATTGGCGTTCTTTTTTAGAAGTCCATGCCGTACGATTCATATCAGTCTCGTTACGAAGATCCTCATCTACTAAGAAACGATTTGATTCTGGGTAGTGGTCCATTAGAGATGCGTATCCATCAATAACTGGAGATTCATACACTGGAGAGGTATTAGTAATAGTCTCTACAATGTCGTATGCACAGTTTGGTCTCTGCTTAAGAGCCTCTCCAAGAGGAAGACCAATTTTACGTTCGTCAATATCGAATCCTACTACGAATTCAATATTTTCTGCTTTGTAACCACCGATATCAAATTTCATCATACCAGTTTTTGCATCAGTGTGCTCAGTGTAGTACTGAACGCCTTCAACTAGGGACTTAGCACAATTCCCTGTACCGATAATCCCAACTTTGATTTTCTTGTTGTCCATAATTTTCTTTGTTAAACCTTTATTTATGTTATTGTATATGTTATACAGCGTTCTGAAGAAAAGTTTCATAATTAGTTTAAAAAAATTCACTTTATGTGCGCCGTGTGATATTTATCACATTTGGCGGGTGTTCATCTTGCCCTTAACAAGATTAATTAGCTCTTCCGGTAGTTCAATATTTACAATTTCCGCGTCTTTTAGCGTAATTTTGAAGTAATCTTCAATCGCCATGTATATTCCTAATGAAATATGAGCATCTTCGAATATCTTGTCATTTAATATCATACTACTTGATTATAAGAATCTTTTCGGTTGTACCATTGCTATATCTAATTAAATATAGTCTATTGCCCGGCAGCATTTCTATATCTTCTTGAATATAGCGACCTTGCCAGTCCCATATTCCGATCACTTCTTTTTCTTTCTGATTCTCTTCAATATTAAGCGTAGAATTACGAACAATAAAAGTCCATTGAATTCTCTGAGTAGACATCAAGTAACTATTTCGGTATTTGTCAATCTGAAAACCATATCCATGAGAACCTAGATTTGTACCAACAAATGTGATTGAATCGTTACCTGCTAATACATTAGTTGAAGTCTGTACTTGAGGTACAAAAACACCGTTAGAATACGATGAGTAAATTTCAGTCATTGTTAAGTTAACTGAGTCTCCTGGATTAGGATTTGTAAAGTGACAATTGTAGTTTCCCCATACAGGTTTCATTGAATTAACTGAGTTCTTCTCTACATTAATCCAAAGTGGTTGCTCACCAAATGCCGTAGAATTATTCGGAACATGCCAGTAATCTGTTGAGATAACAAAGTCTGATTGTATTGAGTTTGTTGAATTCACCAACATCGGCCAGCAGCAATTTGTGTAAATGAATCTATATTGACCTGAATCAAGATCTAAATAATCGCTACCGTAATTTGCAGTGTTAAATCCTTGATGTGTTCCTGTATTAAACTTAGTTAGTGTAACATTACCATCATATTGGTACCAACCTTGAGAGTCTTTAACCCATTTCTGTACTGAAACAGATTGTGGCATTGTTGGAAATGCATCTGAAACAACATACATTCCAATAGATGTAGAATCTTGACTAGTTTGTGCAACTTGAATAATTCCACCAAGAATATGTGAAGCACTGAGGTTAACCGTAACTAATAGCGCTAAGAGTGCTAATAACTTTTTCATTAGAATAGTCCTAGGACCGTTTTAGTTAATTTTGAATTCTTTTTACCAGTAGACCAGTTCCAATAGTAGTATTCTCTACTTAAATGAACCGAACCTGGTTTTTCCATGTAGTTTTTAGCAAATTCTTCAGGATTCTCTTCGAACCAGTGAGATGGCCAGTCTAGAATCTCGAATCCAGCATCTTTACCTAATACTCGTACCTGGTGGTTAAAGGCCTCCATTACTTCGACCCTCTCTATTCTAGAACCTGCAAATGGAGTGCCTTTATACCAGCCTGTTTTTGGAATTCTGCGGCCCTCAAATTCGATAGGTAATAAAGTATGTACTGTTACCCTTTCGATATTAAGAGACTTTAAATGCTCAATAAAGTCTTGAGCCAATTTTACCGCAGCTTCGTATGGATTCTTTTGACGACATAGATGATGGCGTACATCAATGTTTCCAAAATAGGTGACAAGATGTGTTGTGCCTTCAGGAATATAAGTAGTCATGCCCTCTTTCATGACTCCAAATAATGTTTTACCGTCGTTTCGGCTGATGTCAGCATTGGGTGGACAAACTGAAACTGAATGGCTATCTCCTAATACAAAAGTACCGGTACCCGTTCTCAGGGATATTGTCTCTATTGTCTCGCACTTTTGTGTAATAGCTTCCGCATCTAGTTTTGACCAGCGCTCTGAACAGCTCTTCATTCGACTAGTAACAAAGGCGCCAACATCTGGCATTTCACGATTCAGACAATAGATAGGTCCTTTAAAATCAAGGAATCTTTCAATTCTGGCAGCAGGTTCGTCAGTTGCCCCTCCAAACAAGTTATAAGAACCTGCAAACTCCATTGGCAACGCAACCATCCATACGTCATACTCATGAATATCTGAAGACTTATCCAGTACTTCGGCATCGATGCCTAAATAGTTAAGTTGTGCCTTCAATAAGTATGACCACGCACTCTTGTGTGATGCCATCTTTGACGAATAAGTAGTTACTACATCGTCAATTCCAATCTTTTTACCCTCTAATTGTCCTTTAATTTCGTTAATTGCTTTCATCTTCTATTTTAATCCACTTTTGTTCGCTATTCAATCTAAAAGAACCAATACATTTTCTACGCCATTCAGTTGGACCAATCAATGATAGAAATACTCCACCATCATTACCAACATATAGGTGATATGTTTCGCCAATTACTGGTTCATATGCAAATTTAGCCGTGTAAACTAATTCGTTCCACTTAAACTCTTCGACCATTTGTTGGTATTCAGCTTTTAGCTCTTCAAATTTAGCCTTTAACTGATGGTTAACCTTATTAACACCACGCTGTTTCCATGCATCTATATCTTCATGAATAATAGCAGGTGCTCCAACATTGGTAGCATAGGGAAGAAGAGCAGCATTGTAGCCCTCTTCTTTATCCCATACTATCTGGTCAGGTTTTTTAGTAGATTCGCTCTTCACCTTCTGGATATTGGCCTTTCTCGTTGATATAGTTTTCTAAGCCTTGGATATATGCAACTGCATCTAATAAATTGTCGCGCTTATGATTGTAACTCTCACGTGAGAACTTGAGTGCTACCAGTGCCATAAACATTTCGCGACCGGTGACATCCAAACCAGTCATTCCACTAAAGATTTTAGCGGCGCGATCCATGCCCTCAGAAAATGGGCCATATTGGCGATCTGCCTCTTCGCCACGGTTGTTTACAATTTCGTTTGCTTCTTCTAAAATGCTCATATTTACTTTAATTAGTCTAATTATTATAGACACTCAGATAGAATTGTTTCAACCCTATTCAGAATCCTGAAGGGAAATTTCGGAAATTTTTGTGCCAATTCTTTAGAACCAGTCAGCGTCATCCATGTAGGTCTCATTAGTGGGCTGACCTGTAGTTCGCATCGTGCACTTACTACACAACCACCCATCAACTACGTCATCAACCATTCCCTCTTCCTCGCATCCGCCATCTGGCGCCCAAGCCCTCCATTTCGAAGTCTCAGGTTCGCTATTCATGCATTTGATCTTTTTCTGTGTCTTTAGACCTCTTTGATAGTTTGCCATGTTATTTCTCTTTATTTAGAATTATTATAGACCCTAATTGTCTATTTGTTTCAGAGAAATGGGGGAGATCCCTTGGGGGAAATTTTAGTTTTATCCAAACCTACACTATATATTCCATTTATTTTATTACACCTCAGAACAAATTACACTATTATTTCTCAGAATTATGGGGCCCACCCAACTACCCCGACTTGTATAGAGGTTTGGGGGCAACCCCTCAGTCGTTGAAGGTACCAGTGGCTCTTTCCGGATCCGGGATATTTTTTGGACTGGGGAACATTACATACAACTCACACCTCTTAGATAGGGCTCTTTTAATAGAATGCTCTAAGTGAGAGTGAATCTATGGATCTTATAGTCCTATTAGTAATCATCAATGGATCCTCTATGAAGACTCTAATAACTCTAATAACTCTAATAACTAATAAGAACATTGGAGGGGGTAAGAGTATCGTGGAGAAGGACGCCCCGCGGCCACCTATCGATGGAGTCTTCACCCCTCTTAGGACTTCACAGTGGGATAGTGAAACATCAATCGGGATCCTATGAGGCTCTTAAGGGTCTCGAGGGTTAACCCCAAAATCTCCTAGAATAGAGATCGTCGCTCCGCGACCGATCCCAACCATGGGATTCTCCCTTTCTATGGTACCTATGAGTACTATGAGGATTATGGGTAATAGTGGAGGGTTCGACTCAAAGGGCCGAGAGTGCTTTCCCGGACCGAGAACAATTTGCGCACATCTGTGACACTTTATTGGGACCATACACTATTATTAGTTAAAGTCATAGCCTAGGTCCCCTACACTCTAAACTTTTCTAAAAATCGCGCAACGTCCCCCGAAGAACCCCAGCGGGGCCCTCTTCTCCCGCTATAGCACTAGGTGTGGGTGAGTGAGCGGTGTGGGTAATTCGCCGGCTCGTCCGGTGAGGGGTGGATCCCCTCTCTCGACCTCTCTGAGCGCTCTGTGCCGCTCATGGAACCTTCTCTCTCCTTCAAAGGCCTGAAAGTTATATGCACCTTTCAGGAAAAGGTTTCACCCGTTAGTAAATAATTTTTCGGATGCGGGATATTTTCCACTGGGACTCCTTGTTCCAGTCGATCCAGTATAGCGTAGGGTTGAGTACTCTATAGCGCTTAAAGGGGTCGTTAGGATCTGTTATTCCGCTAGGTAGACTCTTATGTAGTTGGGGTGTTACTACGGTAAATGTACTGCTACTGAGGATCCTTTTAATCCTTTCTATAAGGTTAGGTTGTTCTATATCTAGGGCTTGTAGTAGGTCTGTGTAATAGATACGTTCATTATTATGCTCCAGTTCTAATCCGCGCTCGTTACTGCCCTTTTGTGTTTTATTATGCATATACTGGAGTAGTGCTTCGTGGGTCCACATGTTCTGGCCAAAGAATTTCTTATTGATGGCCCGGCCCTCGTGGATCATCTTATTCGACAGGCTCCACATGATGTGCTTGTTGATTTTTTCACGAATATAGTTGAATGGGGCGGGAAGCACTAGGGCATCACGTATCTCGAGTGCAACTATATCTAATA